CATACAGAGAACTTATATCTCCTGCAAATACTGTTGGAGATAGTGTGCCTTTGTATTGCGTATAAAATTTTTTATTAAGCATAAGCCTAATCATTTGTTTTTCTATCATCTAACTCCTTTAATAAAATTTGACTTATTGTCTCTGCAATTGCTTGGTCTCTTTGATTCCAAGTAGACTTATTAGATTCCCATATGTCCCACTTCCATTCATTCCATGAATCTAATATTTCTTGTTTCATTTTTTTATTCATAAAACATTCTCCTTATTTGTTCTGTATCATAGTATTTAAGGTCATCTTCTAAAGGCTTAACTATAACATTCTCAAATCCAGATGACCTTAAGTCTTTTGCCATGTCATATGCTTTTGTTGTTGCATCTCTATCCAAACATATATATAAATTTTTATATGGTTTCAAGTGTGACTTCTGTATTGATTTTAATTTAGTACCCATGATTGCAATACCTGTAAGTATATTAGATACTGCACAAGCTGATGGACAATCTTCTACTATAACTGCATCATTACAATCACCACATTTAAATGGTACATCTTTATTACCATACATAAACCATTTAGGAAAATCATTTTTATTTAATGCTCTACCTACTGCACCTACTATTTTATGTGAGTATCTATTCTTAACTAAGAATACAACTCTATCTTGTTTTACATCATATTTAAAATCTGCTCTACCCCAAGACCAAGACTCCCAACAATTATTATTTGATAACCAACGCATAGCTTTTTCATTTGAGTATATTGATTGAAAGCTATCTGGTATCTTAAAGTTTACATCTTCTATATGTAATCCTTTATTACCATGAAATACTCTTTCTACATATTGCATATTTTTTTCTCCTTGTTTTTTTCCTTTAGCACTACACGAAGCATGAAAGCAATACCAATTTAAACTACCCTCTGTTGTATCTACTGAAAATGTATTTCTACCATTACAGAATGGACAATCCATTCTTATCTGGGTATCTGCTTGAACAGATAAACCTTGTACTACTGCAAGTTGTTGTTGATAATTCAAATAGATACTTCCTCGTATGTTATAAAATATCTATCTACTGAATAGAAACTGTTAGCTTCTACTTTCATTAGATTATTATTAAGATAGTATGCTATATTATTTTCTAGTTGCTCTATCTCTGGCTCGTTGTCGAATGGTATTATTGCTATTGCTTCTATTCCCAGTCCTGCTATTCTTACTTTGTATTTTTTCATTGTCTATTTCCTTATCATAGTTTTCTTTATTTGTCAAGCGATTTTGCTTTTTTATTTTTGCGTAATAACTTGGATGTCTAAAATTAAACATTGTATGTATTCACTATATCCATATCTGTTAAGTCAATGGTATATTCTTTTTCATTTATTTTAAATTGTATTTGGTGGCAGTAGCTATCCATGTATGGCATAGACTCATCTACTGTACCACCTATATTTTTTATAGACTCTTCTAATTTTACTGCTATATCTTTTGTAATCATTTTCCCATTCCATTTGTTACGATTTGTTTTACTATTGTTGTCCAAGGATTTATATTATTTTTATTTGCACTACAAGAAACTAGGCACAAAAAAAATACTATTAAACTAATCTTTGCTATCATTTAACTCCTCCCAAGTATCTCCTGCATATTCACTATACCACTCATCAAAGTTTGCTAATGCTCTATCATATTTCATTTGTTCATTATGATACCAAGTAGATAACTCTCTTCTATTTTCTTTAAGCATATCTTTTAATTCTTTTCTAGTTCCATAGACACTATCCAACATATTTTTTTTAATACTGTGGTCATAACAATTACTCATAGTCTGCCTTTCCTTTCTTTTCTAGATTTGTATGGTAGTTTAACAGATGCTTCACTATCATTTTTCTTTTTACTTGTCCAAGTAATATATGCATGGTCATCACTACCCTCTGGTTTACCACCATATTTTAGTATTGCTTTTTTTAAACTTCTAGCTTCAATAACTTTTTTATCTCCACTCATTCTTTCAAATGTATATTCTCTCATTAATGCTCCTTATAACTTACTTGTTTAACTTTACGACTCCAACAGGCACGACAACTACCACACTCACCATTTTGTTTTGGTGCAGGACATTCTCTACCTACTGCAGGTTTATCTTTGTGTACACCAGATGTCCACTTCCAAAATTTAGGTGGTGGACTATCTACTTTAATTGCTGATACACGCAAACATAAATTCTTTGGTACATCTTCTTCTTTTACTTGGTCTACTATTTTGTATTCTCTAGTAGCCAACCAATATTTTATATGTGGTGTAAGTTCACACACCTCAAATATTTTCATCAAATGTGAATAAGATTGTATATCTCCAGAGTCAAACCAACGATGAAAAAGCCTTGATTTATCTAGCTTTTTGTACTTTTGTGTCAGTAGTTCTGCCATATAATCTACCCACTCTGGCATCTTTATTGCCTCATATCTTTTTTGATACATAGCTTTTACGACTGGGAATACATAACAACCTTTACCTGCATAACATTTATTACAGATAGTTCCCTCTTGTTCTGCTAGTATACTACCTGTCTTACAATATTGTATTGGTATACCCCACGCATACGAGGGCATCTTACTTGGATTAGATAGTGTGCCTATCTTTTTTTCTATTTCTTTTAGTTTCATATTAATATAACTCCCACAATAAAGCCAAAGATAAACCAAACAATTTCTGTTCGATAATACAATGACCATACATTTATTTTACTGATTATTTTTTTCATGATGTATTACATTAACACATAAAGTCTGGTGTGTCAACTCTAGTATACTTTGCGAATCTTTTTTTTTCGCCAATGTAATATTGTTTGTATGCAGTTATATAATCTTTGTGTTTGTATTCATCTGGCATACATTGTGGTGGTGGTGTAAATTCTGTTTTCCAAGTGTGCCATAGTTTATGTTTGCCATGTAATAAATTTGATATCTTAATTGTCTTGTGTACTTTTTTATATCTTACTGTGTATTGATATATTAACTGGTCTAATAATTGTACTGACCAAAAAAAATTAGCACCACTATCTCCAACCCAAATAGTCATAGGGTGTTTAGGGTATGCAGTTTTGTATAGGTCATCATTATCTCCAAAGTTTCTACGATATGCAGTTGATAACATTTGTGCAGTTTCTAATATCATTTTTACTACGTGCTTATCACAATGATATTCAGCACATATTCTTGGGTCTGTATGTAAATGAAATATGTTCATATTTTTTTCTCCAGTTTTCTAATACCAAATCTTAATTGGTCTTTTGTTATCTTACCAGAATTATAATTATACTGCAAGTTCTGAAATAGTTTTACAATATGGTCTTGTGTTGTACCTGCCATATCACACCATAAAGCACAGTCTTGTGTATCAAACCAATTCTTTGCTCTACTTTGTAATGCAGGACTTGACTCACTATTACTTAGTATACCAAATGCATCTTCCATCATCACTTGTATTTTAGCAATAGCTAATTTTTCTTCTGATGTTTTTTCTCTTATTTCTTTTATCATATTCATAATATTAATATACCTTATTTGTATGGTTGTGTCAATGTGACTCGTTGATTTTTCTCCTATTTTATGGTATAGTATCCTGTCGTTGCAGGGGGGTTAGTATATACTACTCTCTATCATTTCTATTAATAACTATATAAACTAAAATCGCACCTATACATAGGGCAATCATATTGTATACAAACATTCCTATTCCTAATTCTACTGTCATATTATTTTCCTTTAAGAAAGGCTAGGGGATTTCTCCCCTAACCCTATATTATTATTAAGAGGCAAGGCTGATACCTTGTGCTTTTTTCCAAGCAAGTATCTTCTCTTCTCTTGTAGGTTTTGGTGCACCGATATTCATAATTGAATCGGCTGCGTCATCAATAGATATAACCAAATCCATACCAAACTTATCAGCTAGTATGCTAGGGTCAATCTTCCATTGTATCTTCTCGTGATTAGCAAAGTTCTCTACTTGAGAAAACTTAGTCATAGATTTAATTACCTCTTTAAATCTATTAACTCTAGCTACAACAGTTTGTATCCATTGAGTATGTTTAGTAACAACATCTTGTTTAGCACCAATCATCATCTCAAACTTGGCAAACTCTAGTTCTGTGCAAGGTATTGCACGAGAACGACAGCCACCAGTACCAATGATATGTAATGCGTACTTATCTTTCCAAGATTGATAGTGATTAGTACCACCTTGACCACCTTGTAGCCAATGATGATTGTCATTTCTACATTGAGATAGATAAGGGTTAGTATTACGAGAGTATCTTTGGTCGCCCATTTTACCCTCTTGCTGTATATCACTCTCAATGTTGCAATCTGGATTCAACCCTACTGCTTTCATATCTTCACGATACATAGCATATGCAAAGTTTTTACCATCATTGCTACTACCACTATAACGACTACCATAATCAGATGATAGACTGCCATCTAACTCAAATGAAAAGTGTCTAGACTTCTCAACTTCGTCATTGTATCTATCAAGTATTTTTGGTGCGTCAGTTACTTTCATAAAGAAACAACTGTCAGTACCAATAACATCAATAGTATTATATTCTTTCTGATAAAATTTTAAACTTCTATCTCCGAATATATGCTCTGGTTTAAATCTTCTTTGCACTGCTACTTTCATAGTAGCAAATGAAGATTCAATCGTAGACTTTGCTTCTTCTCTTGATTGTAGGAACGCTTCTTTTTCATGCGTATCCAAAGACTCACAATGTTTACGAAAATCAATAACACATGACTTACGTTTATCAGCATTGAGTCTTACTTCTTTTTTATCCATACGAGTACTCCTTTGTTGTTGGTTAAAAAAAAGACACCACCTAGATAACTAGATGATGTCTTTAATATACTATACTATTTTGATTGTGTCAACTAGCTAAACCTAATTGTACTGCTAGTTCTTTGGCTTGTGTTGTATCTATTGTGCACCAACTATGACCTTGTGATATTTGTTCTTCTGTTTGTGCTTGTTGTTGTGTAATGTGTTGGTCAACACCTTTTAGTTTATTTATTAAATAATATCTGTTTTGGATTTCTTCTCGGTAATCATATCTATATTGTACATACCAAGCATCTTCCAAAGGTAATATTTGTTTATCAATAAAACCTACTGCATTCATGCAAGTATCTTTGTGTTCATTAAACCAAGTATCACGACAACCCATACTACACCAATACTGATAGTAATTATTATGTTTATTAGATTGATAATACTTTGCACCCTTACTACCACGAATCTGATTTTGATTTCGTTTTTCAGGACACTTTTTATTCTGACACCATTCACTCATTGATACTCCTCTCTGCTTTTAATCTATTAAAGAAATCTTCATCTGATTTTTTCTTTATATCCATTTGTCTTTTGTATTCTTCTGGATACTTTTTTTTAAAATCAGAATAAATTTTTTTAATTATTCTTTTGTATTCTTTAATGCTCATACTATATCTCCTTTGGTCATTAAAGTTTTTAGAGCAGTAAATTTTACCTTATCAAACATCACGATAGTAATGTCATCATTTAGCTCTAACCTATTGATTTTATAGACTTTTTTACCTACACTAAACCACTTTAATCTCTTAACAGAAATGTTTCGTGGTGCTTTTTTGTCTAGGTCGTGTGCTAATATGTACTCATCAGCATTGGTAGTTCGTTTCTTACCTTTGCGTTTGTACATAGTACCATCAGTTTGTTTCCAAGTTGAACGATTTAATAAATCAAACTTGCCTACTCGGTAATCGCCATTAGTTTTAATAAAACCTGCACGAAACTTTTTAGCTTTGGTTGATGTCATCAAATCATATAGTAGGTCGGAAACTTTTCCTACTTCTATATTTACTTGTGTCATTGTACTCCTTGTTGATTGATTTGTATTCGGGGCAGTAAAGCTACATAGCACCCATCTGTAATAGCTATGATTAACTGCAGTAGGGATAGGAATACTGCCCCCCTTGATTGTATTACTACCCAGTCATGAACTATCTTCATACAAAAAAGGGCAGTCAACTCTCGCTGACTACCCTTTAGTTATAACATACTAGATTGAGTATGTCAATCAGTATTGATAGGTTGTACCTCTG